TTTTTTTAGAATAAAAATTTTCAAGAATTCCATGACACGCATTACCACTAACTCCATAAATCCCATCATCTCTATCTTCTTTTACTCTTGCTATATATTTAAGGTAATACTCGTAAATAGAATTTTTGTATGTATTATATCTTGACCAACTCCATAACATATTTGTATTATATTTTTTCTTTAATTTCTCTAATTCTTCTTTGCTTTTTCGAGCCATTTTAAATATAACCTTCTTTCTTTTTCGTCATATGAAATTTTATATTTTAACAAATAGCCAAATATTTTATTGACTGCATCTGCTGGAGACTCCTTACCTTTTAATAAATCATATTTATCATAAATGTAATATATATTTCTTACGCCATAGAAGTGTTCACACGTACTTCTTATATGCTCAATTGATATTCCCTTGTCAAAAGCGATAACTATATCCACGTTTAGACCTATTAATATTTTTACTTGTTCATCAGATATATCATGACAACATATAGCCACTCCAGTACCATCATTTCTACTATGTCTTTTTAATACTGATTTTTCAGCTTCATAAACCAAAACATATCCTGCCTCTTGAATTGCTTGATAGTTTTCTTGAAGTCCATATATATTCATGCTTTTTGGAAAGTTTTTTAATGGGAAGTATTTTGGTATATCCAACATTTCATGTTCTTTAATAACCGTCCTACCCATAACTCCTACATAATCATTTTTGCCTCCACTCCAAAAACGATGAGGAATAACTATTCTCTTTCTGTTTACGCTATATCCTATATTAAATACTGTAGAAGTCCAAGGCATAATGCCATCTATTCTCACCCAATCTATATGTATATATGGAATGTACTCGCTTAAGCAATCTTGGTTAATAACCTCTAGATCGTTTAGATCGTAAGAATGTCTTTTACTTTTTACTTTCTTGAAAATCTCTAAAGGATCATTAAATTTCACCTCGTCTTTCTTTTTATGATTAAATTTGTATTCTAGACCAAACAAATTATGGATATATCTATTTGAATCTGAGAAAGATATATTCTTTATATTCATACATAAAGTAAAAATATTACCTCGAATAATATTACTATCAGATTGATATATCTTAGTTTTTAGTGTCTGTTTTTTCACAGATATAGCATCTTTACTTGAATGAGATGGTAATCCACATCTATATTCTTTACTATATTCCTTGAGATGATGGCAACCTAAATTTTCAAGTATGTATACAGTCTTATCATTATCAAGAATATATTGAATTAATTCATTAGCATTCATATCACCATCCCCTTTAAAAATCTACTGGAACAACTGTATATCCAATTTCTTTATAAACGTTGCGCGAAAGGTCGTGTTCTACAATAATTTGATAATCATTAGTGCTACCTTCACGATTTTTAACAATGAATATTATTTGATAATTCTTACCTTTTTTTAGTTTTACAGGAATTTGAGATTCAATATTACCTTGTCTTTTTTCTTTTCTATAAACATTTAATTCGCGTTTTCCACCTTCTATTTCATCATCAAGAACTTTTCTAACCATTAAACAAGTTGACGCGACATCTACAATATTTTTTGCCATACCAATATTATCTTGATCATAATATCTTTGTTTTGAACTACCTTTACTTAATTGGAATGTAATCCAAATATGTACATTTTTTGATTCTGGTTTAATAACATCATTAATTTCAACCATGTTCTGTTGCATACTAAACCAAAAAGCTTCACTGCTTGATGCTTTTGAATCTGCTTTGTATGTATCAAGCATGAAATATTTTACACCCATACTAGAGTATTTTTTTATTGTTTTGATTGCTTTAGCTGTAGTATATTGTGTAAATGGTTTTAGTATTATTGTATTTTTATATTGCTTAACCCATTCTGAACACTTTTTTAGTAATTCTTTTACCTCTGGTTTATATTTACCATCACGTACAATATATTTTTGTAAATCTTCCTTAAAAACATTATTAGCCACCCAAACAAGAAATTCACGTTGCCATTTCTTCTTCCCTTCTTCGTTTATCATTATGACTATTTTCTCTTTATGTTCCAAAATTCCTGGAAGAATTAAAATTCTACTTAACGCTGTCTTTCCCACACCACTCAGACCACCAACCAAAGTAATATTACCTTCAAGATTACCTCCGACTTCCTTGTTTAACATAGGTGAATTGTATAATGGTAAACCTACTGCTGCGCCTTGATCTAATTCTTCAATCAATTCATCTAGCCCATCAGAAATATCATGAGTAATATCTTCTCCTTCAACATTAATAAAAATATGATTCAATATTGCCTCTTCTTCGTCATATATTTGTTCAGATGTCATATCTACAAAATCTTTAATTCTTTCTGATATTGGTTTCTTTTTCAATAAACCTAATACAGCATTCCATTTGTAAAGTTCATTAATATATCCACTAAGATTATCAATTTTTACATATGTTTTTGCGTTTTCAATTGTTTCATAACCTTTATATTTTTCATATTGCTCCTTTAGTTTTAAATGTTTTTCAAGATATAATCCTACGGTAATATCGTCAAGGACTAATTTTTTCTCTTTTATAACTATATCATAACCTATCTGCCAATAGACCTTCCAACAGTTTTCTGTAAAATTAGATAATTTTAGTTTATCATATGTATAATATAAATCAGGTTGTTTCCACAATATTGAGACGATATTTGCCTCGCAAGCCTTTTTATATTCTCTAATCTTTTTACCTGTTGCCAACATTTCTTCTTCGAATGGAGTTAATTTATTTGTTGCACTTTTACTTTTAACGGCTTGTGTAATAGATATCACCTCTTTACCATAAATCTTTTAATGTATTGTTTATAATTTTTGTTTTTGTCTTGTATTCTGCTCCTTCGTGAAATATATTATCTGTTTCTATATTTTCTGCTTTACTTTTTGCGGTTTCTACATTTTTCAATCTAATAACCATGTCATTAATGTTGCTTTCGATAATAACCATTGCATAATTGAATTTATGTTGTTCGCCAGTAAATTTAGTATTATTAGTTCTAAATCCAATTAATATGTCTTGTTTGCATAGTTTAAATGTATACAGAATCGTTTTAAAATCATAACTTGCCATAGGAGTTATTTTTTTATTTGCAAGAAATTGACCTTTAGATAATCCCTTAAGTCTTAGTAATACATAGTTAGGCAATTTTAAATCTGGTTCGTATTCTAAAATATCTTTTTTTACATATTCGTAAAGTTCGCACCATTCCTTATATATTTTTGATTTTATATTTTGTTCTTTTTTTAATTCTTCTTGTTTAATTTGTTTTAATCTTTTCTTTTCTAAATTTTCCAGTTTCTCTTTTTCTATTTCTTCCTTGCTTCTTTTTGTCATAAATATTTTATCTCCTTTAAACGTACAGGGAGGAAAAATTAATTCCCTCCCATTATTTATATTTATTTTCCGTCTATTAAATCGAACAAAATATTTGCATGTTCTAAGTTATCAACTTTTGTAGGATTTACATATCCTAACTCTTTACTTTTTAAAAGTAGCGGTTTTAATTTTTCTGGATTTGTTTTATTTGTTTTTACAAAACCAGTGATCATTGCTACAAGTTGTTCTACTTCTTTTGTTTCGAATTCTGCTTTTTTGTCAATTGCGTTGATTTCATCAATTTTTTCTTTTTCTACTGCTTGTTCTATCTTAGTATCTTCAATAGATTTTATTCCTGCTTGCTTATCATGTTCAATTTTAATTGCTTCCTCAACTGCTTTTATAAATTCTTCTGGACTAAAAAGTATTGAGTCCGTAATTTCAGAAAATCTTGACTTAGAATCAATATTAAAATTATCATCTCTAAAAGTAATCTTTCTTGTTTCATTTTCAATAGATCCTTTTATTTCGTCTTTTCTATCTTTACCTTTTCCTACTTTTCTTCCTGTTTTTGTTTGTGTAATTTCTCTATCGATAGATGCTACACCCAGTACATGTAATTTTGTCTTTAACGCACTAAAATATCTATGAGACATATTAGTAGTTAACATATCATATTCAAGACCAGTTGCCACATCTGTCATAGTTCTCTTTTTTGTATGACCAATAATAAACATACTAATTCCTATTTTCTTAAGCTCCCACATTCTAGTTAAGATAATTTCAGCGGCCTTGTCTTCTCCGGCCATATATCCACCGAAAGTTGCTTTAATAGATTGAGTTGGTTTTTCTGGATTTTCTTTATTATGTAATCTAATTACTTCTGGTTCGGCAATTTCAAACAATTCGTCTAATGTATCATAGATAATAACTTTTAAATCTTTATAATCTGTAAGTTTATTCTCTAATATATCATCAGTTACTTCTTCAAAAGCATCCCAGTCAGGGATATCTTCATATATAGCTCCAGCAATGGCATCAATACCATCTTCTTTACCAATATTAAAAATCATGTATCCGTCTTCGCCTACAAGTTGCTCACATACTTCTTTTGCTAGAGTTGTTTTGCCAATTCCACTTTCTCCAATTAATCCCAAGTTATAAGCCAATGGATCTACTTTGATTACATTCTTTTTACCATATTTTCTTTCTGCCAACTAAAATTCCTTCTTTCGATTAATTTATTATACTATTTTTATTATCTAGGGGTAAGAATAGATCCTTACCCCTAACTATCAAAGAATAATTATTATTCTTCGTCTAGTGCATCCATCCAAGATGTATCTTCTGTAGCATCTTCATTTTCATCAGAATCTTCTGTATCAGTAGTTTCTAAATCTTCTTCCTCCTCTTCTTTATCTTCAATCATAAAGTCAAAAAAGAAATCTTCTTCTTTATATTGACCCTCTGTTTTAAGAATTACAGGTTTTTTATTATCTTCCTCGCCAACCATTTTAATAGCTGGTTTTCTAATTACCATTTTCTTTTCTTTACTACCACCAACGGCAAGTTTATTTATTGCCTCTTCCATAGTATAAGCTCCCATTTCAATAAGATCCATAATATCTTCGGGGATATCTGCTTCTGTAATATTAACTAAAGACTGTCCTTCTACAATATCACCGTCAATAACAACTTCTGTAATATCTTTTTTTACCTTTAATACTTTATCAATAAATTTTTTAGTATTTTCAGGTTTAATCTTATCTACTTCGAGTTCAAATGTTTTCTTAAAGGTTATATTTTGTTTAACTACTTTACCATTGTATTCTTTTGTATAGTCAATAACTCTTGCGTAAATAGGGTAAATAGCTTTTTCTTTATCTAGTTTTCCAACACTGTCTTTATCAAGAAGAATTGATTGTGTAAATGTTGCTTTGTATTTAGACACATCATCTACTTTAGATAAAAATATACTCTTTATTTCTTTTGTTACTGTAGTTGAGTCATTATATATTTTGAATACAAATCCACCTTTAACATTAACAACCATTCCTTCTTTGAGATGTTCTTGAACATATTCAATAGCATCATAGGCAGACAAAAACTTTTTAGGAAATGTTTTTTCTTTATCGTCTTTTTCAAGTCCGATAGTAATAAAACATTGATCTCCAATTGTTTTAAGAATATCATCGTCAAACCTATCTTCCCATGCAATTGTATATTGATTACCAAAATCATCAATTATTTTACCTTTATCATTTTCTTTTTGACCATGGACATAGAGAATATTATCTCTTTCAGAACCATAACCACCCATTAAATCAGCATAAACAACATTTCCACCACCGCAATCCACTCCAAGATTTAGTTGATTCCAAACCCAATCTGATTTCTTTGTGGTTTCGTCCATCTTAAATGTGAAATCAGTAATTTTTGCTTCTCCAATTAATTGAAATAACGATTGTCCTTTTTTAAGTTGTTTTTTATCTTCTTTCTTTGCCATTATATGTATTCCTTCTTTCAATATTTTATTTTATTTTATTACTTAATGCACATGATCTTTTAAAATATATTGAAAGAAGGAGGTGGTTTGCTTCTACAGATAGGAACTTGACCCCATGCTTTTGTTTTAATAAACATCTTTCCTTTCTATTATTATTTTATCTTACAACCTTAACATCGAAATTGAATTCTAAGCATTTTCTACTAGCTAAATAATCACACCAATGTACAAAATGTTGTATTTTGCTTTTTGGAGTAGGCATTATTTTCTTCTTTGTTTTATAATCAAAGCACCATTGGCCCATATGTGATTCAATATTACCAACAATCATGTTCAAAGTATTATCATCTACACAACTATTTATTTCTTGATTTGTCTTAAGCATATTAGTAACAATTAATGGATGTTCTGTGACGGTATGAGAACTATTATCTAATCCTGATTTACAACCATCATGTAATATTAAAGACGCTATAATTATGTCTTTATCATCTTCTGTATACTTAAAAATATCTAATCTAAACATTTCTACTGCAATTCTAACTGCTGCTTGTGTGTGTTTTACCAAACCTCCTTCTCCCAAAGCATATTGAGGGTGATATTTACCTGAAGATGATGCAGGAATTGAAAAGAAATATTCTGGTAAGTTATTTAATGCCTTTTCTGTAAATTCTTTGATCTTAGGATTTTTTATGTATGATAGTTCTATTTCGAAAATATTTAATCTATCCACTCGCTACTCCTTTCAATAACTCCACTTAATAATTATACCACACAACTAAAACCATGTCAACAAATTTTATTTCTTACTTCTAACAAACCAAACCACTTAAAATTCCACTTCTATCGGAATTTTTCTATTCCGTTCCTGATAACTCATGCAGTTTTCACTACATTTATAATCACAGGGGTTAGGCACCCCTTTATTCCATCAGCAAAAGCGTTTGGAAATACCTTCTTCATAATTTGAAATGATCCATTTACATCACTGTTAATTAACTGACCATTATTAGATTTAAATAAACCTCTATATACTCTTCTAGATTTATCATAGTTTTGTTTTTCTGGGGTTTCACTATCTAAAAATGATGTGCCACTTGTATAACTCTCTTCATTCATTATCAACCTAATTCCATTATCTTGGCATTTATACGTCAATTGTTTAATCAACATATTATAAGGAATGGAAACGAAATTTTGTGTGGTTGATCCATTTAATTTGCAATTTTGTTTCCATGTTTTATTTAACCCAATAACCAATGTATTAATATTATTTTTGTTACAGTATTTAATTATGTAATGACTTGTATGGTGAATAATATTTTTAATCTTATTTCCTCTTTTGAGTGTAATGGCATTTAATTTATTACTCCAATGTTGATTGTGTCGTATTTCTAGTTCGGATTGCAATTTTGCTCTTTGTTTATTATAGTGTTGATTAATAGATTTTAACCCTTTGCCATTAATAATAATTGGTTGTAACCCAATATTATTTACCATAGTTACAAAGTTATTAACTCCTAAATCAATACTACAAATATTTTTAATTTCAGGGATATTTTCAGAAACTTCCACCTCATAAACAATTTCTAAAACATAAACACTTCCCCTTGGTACAAATCTGACTGAAATTAATCTGCCTCTAACATTGGTTTTAAATTTATAACCATTAAATACTTTCAACCTAAAACAAAGATACTCATCTTTAATATAAGTTTGATTATTTTTCAGAAACCATGCAAATACACCTCCTTTCTTTTTATATTTTGGTATTTTAGGTTTCCCTAAATATTTTTCTGGATGTTGAGTCCAATCTTTAATAGATGCGAAAAATGATTTCCAACTCCTATCTAACACTTGTAATAGACATTGAGATGATTGAGACATTAATGCCTTATATTCTTTTGTTTGCTGTAGTATTTTATCCATTTCTCTATACTTAATATAGTTATGGTTATTGATAAACTCTTGACGGATAATATAATTCGCAACATTGTAAAGATTTTTTGATCGAAAGCAAAATTCGTCAACCAATTTAAACATGGGATGATTTTTATTAATTTGATGTTGTTCGGTTCTATTAACTAATATATTATATCACATCCTTTTAATAACTTACTAATTCTATTATTTGATATCTGAATTCCAATTACTTTCCATAACTCCCTTACCTCTATAATCACTAATTCCTCTACTTAAACTAGTATATAAAGAATCAGTTCCAACACTATTGGCAGTATAATTTGAAGCAAATTGCCCCTTAATACCAAAACTTTGAGCAGTTCCTACTGCGTCAATATTTGCACCTAAGAATAAAAACTGCCAATTGTAAGTATTAGTTTGATGTTCAATCATTTCTTTAATTTGTGATTGTTTAAATTCTTTACTTGTATTTTCTTGACCATCAGTAGTAATAACAAAAATTACTTTACTTGGTTTATCTTTATCATCTGTTTTGTTAAGTCTATCTCCTACATTATTAATTGTTTTACCAATTGCATCTAATAAAGCTGTCATACCCCTTGCTGAATATTCTTTTGTAGTCATTGGTTTAACGTTTTTAATATCTACTCCATTGTGTAAAATTTCATATTGATCATCAAATAGGATTGTGGTTAAAACTGCTTCTCCGACTTCTTTCTTTTGAGTTTCAATGAATGAGTTAAATCCTCCAATTGTATCTTCTACTAATCGAGACATAGAACCACTTCTGTCAAGGATAAAGACGATTTCAGTTAAATTGTTTTTCATAATTTTCTACCTCTTTCTTATATTTTATTTCTTACCACTAAACTCAATAAAGTTTCTCCAGAACAACAACTCTGAACTACTTCTATAAGCAACCCTTTCTAAACACTTTTCACACCATTTGCGATATACTTCTTCTGATTTAAATCTTGAATCAATTCGCTTCTTTGCTCTTTTAACCAGTTCAACTCCTTTTATATCAGATATCTTTTGTGAATACTTCTTTAACTCAAAGTTATCAATATTCACCTCAATCAATCCAATATCTTTTGGTATTAATTCAATAGGAATAGTATTAACAGTACTTATGATATATGTATAGGCACTTGCACAACAAAATCCATTCTTAAAATCACTCAGAGTTGCTTTTGCTTCAATTCCTTTAATATCATAATGAAACTTTCTTGGTGCTATTCTAACCTTTTTAATTCCTACACAATCAATGATTTCTTTTCTCTTTTTACCAATATCTAAGTCCCACATGCCACCTACCTCAGTAGCTATTATTTTGTAACCCCAACCGAATAGAATATATTTAGATATTTCTTTTAGTAGAAAATGTGTTTCTGTTTCGTTCTTTGGTCTGTTAAAATCCAATTATATGTAATCACCTCGATTCTTATGTAAAATATTTACTAATCTTCTTCTCTTACAACATCCCATAATTTTAGATCGTCGCTATTTTTATCTTCATATGGCACAAATCCTATTACAATTTCATCATCGATAACATGTATTGGATTCTCAAAATTATCAATATAATAACCATCTTCATTAATCCATCCATAACCAATAAAGTCTTTGAAATCTTCATGCCCTGAGTATCTTGATTCGTTTCCTACCCATATGTAAGGAGTCATAATTTTTAGTTCCATTATATCTTTAAACCTTTTGTCTATAACTAAACAGATATATTTATTTATAGAATTATATATTGCTTCTTCTTTCTTGTCTTTTTCTATGCATTTTTCAATTGGAAATTTAGTTTGCATGTTTTTAAAAATATCCGTGAAATTTGATAATTTAACTTTCACTTTCTCACCTCAATTGTATTTTATTTATTACCTTTATAACAATCAAACTCATTCCTAATCATAGAATCAATTTGAGTTGTAATATATACTTGATATAGAATATTTTTAATATCCGTATCACTTTTTGCTTCTTTAATTTCATTAACCATAAGATCAATAAAATGTGTTTCAGGATGTTTCATTATTGGTTTAATAGGTTGCCTAAACTGATTATATGTAAGATTATTATTTGCATAAGCAACTCCTTCTGATCTACCAACTACTAAATCTGCCATTTTCTCACCTCGATTCATTATTTATTTCACATAACTAACCACATACTTAGTATAACATTTTCAAAATCATATGTCAATATTTTATTTTAGTATTTAATAAATTTTATCCATCTTTATAACCTGATGAAAATATCCTTTCAATATAATTTATTAGATAACACTTTTACTATAGTATAAATGTCATCAATTTCTGTCAATTCTTTGATATTCTCTAATCCTTCCTTTATTTACACCTGCTTCTATTGAATCAAGTATACTTTTAACTTCATCTTCTGTAACAAATGAATCATTAAGAGTAAAACCAAAATCATTATCTTTTAATTCTTCTAAAGTATATGTATTAAATTCTTTTCTGAATGAACTCAATTTATTTACTCCTTCCTTCTAAACACTCATTTACAACATTTGCTACAGCTAATGCCATCTTAGATTTAAATACTGCATCTTGTTTCAACTCATTGCTCACTTTATCAAATAATCCATCATTATTACTGATAATACTTCTAGCAACTTTATGTGAAAATCCTGCTATAATTGATTGCTTAAAATCTTCTTTCTTGATTACTTCATTAAAACTATCTGAAATAATTTTTCTCAACTCTATTGAATGTTCATTTATCACTGAAGAAACAAGTTTAATTAAAGGACTATCATATTTAGTCATAGATTCTTGGATTGCTTTTTGAATTGATTGTTGTGCTATTGATAAGATATCTTGCTCTAAAGTAATCGGAAGATGTTTGGTTTCTACTTTTGTATTCATTTTAGTTGTGAGATCATTTACTTGTTTCCTGAATTCATTATTCTCTTTTTGGATATCTGACATTAATTGATATAATTTATCTATAGTTTTTTGTTCTTGACCTGTCATTAATATTTTCTTCCTTTCTTAATTACATTTTCTTTTACTAATCAATCTTATCCACACCAATCGGAATCCACATTTTAGGATTATAGTTCAATGTATATTTATACTTATCAACATTCTTACTTCTCAATTGCTCAACAACATATGTTACATTATCTGATAAGCCTACAAAATGTTTTTGATAATTACCATTTTCGTCTTCTACTGTTACTTCGAGTTGGTTATCTTCTTTATCAGCTTTAATAGATATTCTTCCTGTCATTTGAAACAATACATCACTTGTAATACAATTAATTACTGTAAGTTGACGCACAACATTGAAATTATCTGCCTCTAATGATAAATTGTAAGATACTTTATCTGCTTCAGTTTGACCACAGCCAGTTAAAGGGATTGATAATAATCCTATACACAAAAGACCTGCAATTAACTTTTTATTTTTCAATTTTATATCTCTCCTTTATAATCTAAAGCTTTGATTGATTCTTCTGCCTCATTTTTAGTTGCATAGAGTTTGCTCGCAGAAAGACTGCGTGGATATGTTAAATTATATTGTTCGTATGGTTTATTATATCCATTCCCAATAAATATTTCTTTAACTGTAGTTTTATGAAACTTCATTACCTTAGAATTAGGCAATCTTCCATTACAACATGGACAGTTGTTTTCATATACCATTTCTTCTTCCACAAACCATACAATGTCACCAATATTAAATTTTGTTGTATATCCCATAATTAACTCCTTCTTTCTATAATCCTGTAATTTCTACATTTCATCAACACATGACGATTGATCCATTATTTTATAAAATGCTTCTGAACATTCAGTACTACACATTCTACCTTCACAAATATAATCAATATATTCTGTATGGTTATAGCACATTGTACAACCTTTTTTATCTTTAGTTTTAATAAGAGTATATTTTTTCATATCTTCATCTGTAAATCTTGCCATCAATCACACCCTCCACAATCACAATTCCCTGAGTCACTACTACCAGAGTCATAAGAACTATGAGAATCATGTGAACTGTTATGAGAATTACTTCCATAATCATGATATATAGGATAAAGATCATCATTATATGTATTATGACTATGAATAGTTTTTGAAGGTGTTTTTGTTTGTTTTGTAGTTGATGTGGAAATTGGCGTAGTTTTAATATTGTCACTGACTTTAGAAAATTGAATTCTTTCTTGTGTTGGTCTAGTATATGGAATGACAATTTCTTTTTCGATTTTAGATTTCTTATTTTTGAATTTGGAATATACAAAGAACCCTCCTACACCTAAGAAAACTAAACCAGAAATTACGATTGTTGATGTTAACATATTTACACTTCCTTTTCAATTATATAATCAATTATTTTCACTGAAAACTATTCACATAGGCTAACAATGTTTGTTCTTGTTTCTTTAATCTGCTTTTATATACTTCAATTCCAATTTGCCTCGTATACTCAATGATTTTTGATTTAGGTTCTTCAGATTTACCTTTATAAATGAAATCTTCAATAAAACTTTCTTCATCGTCTGGTTTTACCTCAATTGTTCCTTGAACTACAGTTCTTCCATTTAAAGTTCTTTCAGTCTGTATTTTGTAAATTTTGATTATTTGAACATCAATATCATCATATCTACATGATACTACCATATTATTTATCTCCTTTCTAGCCATCTAATTCTTCACTTAATTTATCTGCTTCTTCAAAACTCATTTCTTTTAAGTAATTATATTCATCAGTAAATGAAATATCGGCATACCATTTCTGATCTAACCATTCTTCTTTTGTCATGGTATTTGTTTGCAAATCAATTTCT